TACTTCCGACAAGAGAATACATCTTAAATCACGATTCCGCTAGATCGGTTGCACGTGCAGTAATAACGGATGCAGATAACTAATGAGTCATACAGTAGTAGATAGAACTCTTATCGATATTGGGAGACGTGAACCCAATATCCGTGAGTATGTGATTGAAGAGGCTCTCCCACAACATATTGTAGAGAGTTATCCCAACTTTGTCAAGTTTCTTGAGGGTTATTTTGACTTTGAAGAAACGATAGAGTCTCCTTCACATCTCATTCAAGAACTATTCTACACACGTGATATAACTCAAACAGACTTGAAATTGTTGTCCTTCATTGAGGACGAACTCCTTCTTGGACAGTCATACTTCGAAGGTTTCCAAGATAAGAGAGCGGCTGCAAAATATTCAAGTACTCTTTATAGATCGAAGGGTACGAAGTATTCTATTCAACAGTTCTTTCGAACGTTCTTTGCTATTGACCCCGATGTGGTCTACACAAAGGAACAAATTTTCAACGTTGGTGAATCTAGAATTGGTGCGGAATCTCAGAGATACATCACCGATGATAAATTATATCAACAATTTGCAATTCTGATTAAGAGTGAACTCTCAGTATCGCAATGGAGAAAACCATACAAGTTGTTTACGCACCCTGCTGGTATGTACCTTGGTGCGGAAGTACAACTTGTTGGTGTGTTTGATCTAAACATTCAGGATCAACCACCTCCGGGCTTACAAGATATTCCTGAGTTCGAACTTGAAGGTTTTGCATCACTTCAGCCCAGAGCGATCACAAGTGCTACTGGTCTGTTTAATTTCAACGCACCAGATGGAACAGTACAAGTGTTCAGAACAACTCTTGGTTCAGAATCTACATATCCGAACCCTGGCGGTAACGATATTATCGACCTACAGAACAGAACGGTTGGTGAACTTGCTGACATGTACTCGTCCTTGGCTGAGTACCTTGAAGCAGATGCACCTACATTCGACGAAGATTCGGATCGTCAAGGATCGTCTATGGACTTCTCTTCTACAGAAACTATCGATCAAGACAAGTTCGATTGGGTGGATTCAGACGGAATCACTAACCTTGATGAATTGCTGGATTCTGACTACAATAAAAATATTGACAACACATATGTACCGTAAATTGGTATAAATAGAACTATAAGTTTTTAGGGTAAACCGACAATGACTAGACAGGTAATCAACAGAGGAACAACTGCGAATGACGGAACGGGTGATACCCTCCGTAGCGCAGGCCTGAAGATTGAACAGAACTTCCAAGAAATCTATGAGAAACTTGGTGGAGATAGTTCTGTCCTCATGCCTAAGGTTTCTTTTGACAGTGACCACCTTATCCTAAATGGTAACATCTGGGATACCAAGATTGGTAAAGAAGAACCCACTTCTGATAACACGATTCTCTTCCCCGACTTTACGGGCGAAGTGACGGTTGACTCTGCAACTCAGACAATCGCAAACAAGACGGTTCTTACTACAACCTTGGTTCAGCCTTTCATTGCGGAGAGTGCGGATGCGGTTCATACGTTCCACATCCATGCACTACCTTTGTCTCAGTACACAGACATCTATCTGCCTTCTCTGACAGACAGTGATGAGTTTACCTTCAACGATCACACTCAGACCCTAAACAACAAGACAATTAATGCACCTATGTTGAACAATCCTAAGATTGGAACAGAGTTGCAAGATAGTGCTGGTAACCAACTTATTGAGTTTATCTCAACGCCTGGAGCCGTCAATCACTTTAAGATCACCAATCAAACCAACAACAACACACCTGTGTTTGAAGCAGTTGGTACAGATGCCGACATCGATCTTGGTTTGAAAGCAAAAGGTGATGGTGGTGTAGAAATTCAGAGTAAACTGAAACTTGGTTATCAGATCATGACATCTAACGGTGGAGTTGATGTTAATGTGCCTCTCACATTCTTTAACGCTGGTGGTGCTTTGACTATCACCATGCCCGATGGTGCGGAGAGAGGTGAGATCAAGTATCTGGTTAACCAGAACAGTGGTACTGCGACGATTACACCCGCAAATTTGCAGAACTTCAGTACAATAACATTACCAGTAAATCACTCATGCACTCTCGTTTGGGATACAGCTGAATGGATCGTAATAAATACAGGCATCGATTCCGCTGGTGCAATATTAAGTTAAATAGGACAAACAAATGGCAGCCGTAGTTTTTGACAGACAAAGAAAGAACTCTATCAGAGATATCCTGATCGATATCAAGGACTCTGATAATTATTACTATGCGGGCATTGGACGTTCTGAAGACTGGAACGACTCTGATGTTGCTCCCAATCCTGAGAACTCGTTGCGAGATGCACGTATTGCACGTCTTGCGATTCAATCAGTGAAGAATATCACTGACCAAACATTTGTGGTTCCTCGTTATAACTGGACTTCTGGTGCAGTATACTCTGCATATGATGATGACCAACAGGGTTATCCCATCAATGCATACTACGTGATGAACTCTAACCAACAGATTTACATGTGTCTACAACAGGGTAGAACAAACGCTAACCCTCCTCAAGTAGTCGCATCAACAGTGCAACCTACTGGTAACACTACAGGTACACCTTTCCGTACGGCTGACGGATATATGTGGAAATTCCTGTACTCCATCGGTGCATTGAAAGCGTCAAAGTTCATCTCAACTGCGTATATCCCCGTTTCGAAAGTACAAGACAGTGCAAATGCTACTCTACTATTGGATGAGATTGGAGTAGACTCTGACTCTCCTGCGGAAGACGTGGAACAACAGTTGGTTCAACAGAACGCTGTGCCTGGACAGGTGTTGAGTTATGTAATAACTAACAACGGTTCGGGTTACACGTCTGCACCCACAGTTACTATTAGAGGTGATGGTAGTGACGCAAAGGCCGTTGCAACAGTTGTTGGTGGTCAGTTAACCAAGATTACAGTACTTGACAGTTCTGACGGTTCTATTGCATTTGGTTCGGGTTATACTCGTGCAAGTGTTACACTCACCGGCGGTGGTGGTGACTCTGCACAAGCACGTGCAATCATCGGGCCTGATAATGGTATCGGTGCAGACCCTCGTGACGATCTTAAGTCTGGTGCTATCATGTTCAACACCAAACCTTCTGGTGCAGAAGATGGTTCTTTCTTAATTGATCAAGACTTCCGTCAAGTAACATTACTTAAGAATATCAAACAGTGGGACAGTGATGCAGTATTCACTCAAGAAACTGGATCAGGTCTAGACAAACTTATATTGACGGCAGTAAACGATGGCCCATTCGTGGACGATCTTATCGTTCAGGGTTCGACATCCGGAACGAAAGCATACATTGATGATGTAGACTCTAACGGAATCTTCTTCCACCAAAGCGATTACACTGGATATGGTAAATTTGATTCTGGTGAGACTATTTCTATTGTAGAGGGTGGTGGTTCAACTACTGCAACAGTAAGTAATATTCTAAGAGGAGAGTTTGATCCTATGTCGGGTGAACTCCTATATATTGATAATCGTGCGGCAGTAATTAGATCGACTGACCAGACCGAAGACATCAAAATCGTAATTCAACTCTAAGGTTGTAGAATAAAATGCCAAAGATATTTAATAAACAAGTATTCCAGACAACATACAAGGACGATCACGCTGATAGTGATGGATACCATCGTATCCTGTTTAACAGCGGACGTGCTTTGCAAGCCCGTGAGTTGACACAACTTCAGACGATCATTCAGAAAGAGATCACACGTCTGGGACAGAATGTCTTCCGTGATGGTGCGCCTGTAAACAATGCGGGTTCTGCGTTTGAAAGAAACCTTGAGTTTGTTAAAATCAAAGCAACCACACCACTTCCTTCCAATGTTAGTATCATCGGCAACGTTTTTGTTGGACAGACAAGTAATATTAAAATTCGTGTCGAGGATGTCCTTGCGGCAACTGACACCGATCCGGAAACACTTTATGTAACTTACTTGGATACTCCTGAAGCTAGTTCGGGAGAAACTGCACCTCGTGTAACTCCGGATGAAACACTTTCGGGTACAATCGATGGTAACACATATACCTTCGATGTGCAACAGGAAAATACAGCACTCAACCCCGCAACGGGTAGAGGTATTGCATACGCAACGGGCGAAGGTTCATTCTTCGCAGTGGGACGTTTTGTCTTCTCTCCGAAGCAACGTATCTATCTTTCCAAGTATACTCAGAACTACACTGGACAAATTGTTTTTAAAGTAACAGAAGATATTGTTACTTCGTCTGACAATGCTGCACTATTTGATAACCAAGGTGCGACACCCAACAGATCGTCGCCTGGCGCAGACAGATATCGTATTCGTCTGACCCTTTCTAAACTGGAAGACTTGGATGCTGAAGACAACCACGTACCCTATGCAGACATTGCAGACTCTAAAGAAGTTTCTAAGGTATCTGCATCTGAGGGATACAACGAAATTAGAGAACATGTTGCAACACGTGTTCGTGAGATTCATGGTAACTTCATTAAGAAGTACTTCAAGGCAAAGTTTATACCTAACAACGATACTACGTTTAAGTTAGTCGTTGACCCTGGCCTTGCATACATCGATGGATATCGTGTAGAAAAACTTAAGTCCACACCCATTGTCGTAAAGAGATCACAGGAAACCACAACTGTAGACAACCAAGGTATTCTTGCAAACTACGGTAACTACTTCTTGGTATCCGATGCACTTGGTGCAAAGGGTATGTTGAACTTTGATGACTGTCAACAAGTAAATCTTTATGATGGTGTTGGCGCAACGGGTAGCGTAATTGGTACAACCAACGTTCGTGCATTGACTGAGTTCCAAAACTCTCAGTACAGACTCCATGTATTCAACTCAGTAATTACAGACAATACGAAGAGTCTTCGTAACGTAAGATCGGTAGGTACTGGTACTTCTAGTTATTACAATATCGATTTCAGTGATAACACAACACTAAGAGAAACCAAACAGAAAACACTTCTGTTCGATTCTCCCGTGCCTAGACCCAAGAGCTTTAGTAGCATTTCTCTTTCAGTACAAAGAAGATTCTCTGGAACAACCACGGGGTCTGGTGAGTTAACTATTGCACTGACCACTACTGGTGAAAACTTTGAAAACGTCAATGATTGGGTGTTCGCATCGGCATCTGACGGTTTCTTGGCTGGTAGCGTTTCTCTGACAGGCGGTGGAACGTCCGCAACAATCAGCGGTCTTCCCAACAGTGCTGCAGTAGAAATTCTCGCATATGTCAAGAAGGGTCAATCAAAAATTAGACCCAAAACCTTGACAGAAACTACTGTTACTGGTAGAATAGATTCTGACGGTGATGGTGTTAAGTATCTTTCTCTAGGTGAGTCGGACATCTTCTCTTTGAATAGAGTTCGTTTGAATGACTCTGATGGCACCAACATCTTCACCAACTTTACCTTAGACACTGGTCATCGTGATACACACTACGATGATGGTAAACTTCTTTGGAAAGGAACTGGCCCCATCACCACGGACTCCGCTGGTGGTAATGGTACAACCATATTCGCTAGATTCAAGTACTTCTCACACGGTACAGGAGATTTCTTTGCGGTCAACTCCTATACAGGTCAGGTTGACTATGTAGATATTCCTGCTCACCGTATGAATAACCGAAGACTTGTTTCTCTTCGTGACGTTCTGGACTTCCGTCCCTCTACAGACGGTGCTGGAACTTTTGTAACAGTTAACGAACTTCCTCAACCCACAGATACGGTTGAGATGGATGCAGAATTCTATCTGCCTCGTAAGGACAAACTGGTTCTTTCTAAGATGGGTGAACTGAGATATCTTCAGGGAACGCCTTCTCTTGATCCTCAGTTTTCCGAAACTCCTACAGACTGTATCGATCTGTATAAGTTCGAAATGAATCCGTTCACTCTTCACACCAAAGACTTGAAGAGTCGTATCCTTCCTTTGAAAGGATACACGATGGCGGACATCAACAAGTTAGAAACCAAACTCGACAAGGTTGAAGAAATGGCCGTATTGTCGATGTTGGAACTCAAGACACAAGCTTTGAAAGCATTGGACTCTGCGGGTGCAGACAGAACCAAGTCCGGTTTCTTTGTAGACAACTTTGCAAACCACTCTTTCACTGACACTCAGAGTCCGGAACACCGTGCCACCATTGATCCTCAGAAGAAGTTTATGAGGCCTGGCAAAAAAGAATCGGTTATCGATCTTCGTTTTGATTCTGCAAACTCTAACCAGTTGCGTGTTAAGAAGAGTGGCGATTTGATCACTCTTGATTACACCGAAGCTGATTTCTACGAACAGGGTGTTGCATCTAGAGTAGAAAACCTGAACCCCTTCTTCGTTGAGAAGTTGGTTGGTTCTATTACCATGTCTCCTGCTTCCGATTACTGGAAAGAGATTGATATTCAACCTCCTCAGATCATCGATCAACCCTCAGTACTGGATACGTCCAATGCGGTAAACTGGAACAACCATGAATGGGATTGGGGTGGTGTACCTCTTGATGACCTTCAAGTTGGTGCTTCACAGGGACAGGTGACTGGTACATCTACAAGTCGCACAAGTAATACCCTAGAACCTTTTGTCAGTGGTACTTCAACGTCCCAACAACAAGGCGATTGGGTTGTAACTGGATCAACCAGTAACACCACATCTTTGGGTACTCAGACCAACGTTGTTTCTCAGTCAACCGAAGAGGTTTCGACAGACTGGGGTTTAGGGGGCGAAACTGGAACAGCGGCCATTGTGGGTGTGGGTCAAGACTTGTGGGTTGCTAACAATGATGGAAGGGCTTTCGCTGGTCAGGCCGGGGGGATTACAATTCAAACTGGTCAAGTTGATACTATTCAGACCACCACTTCAGAAACTCGTGAAGCCCTTGAAACTGTTGATACAACTACCCTAGAACAGACGACTACGACTACAACGGAAACCGAGTTTACTACAGAAACTCAGATCACAACAAATGTGTCAACAACCACAACAGTAAACCGTATTTCAGGTGAACATACTGTTCGTGAGGTTGTTGGTCAACGTGTATTTGACTTGATCTCTATTCCTTGGATGCGTTCACGCAAAGTCTCTTTCCGTGGTGATGGTCTTCGTCCCAACACAAGATACTTCCCGTTCTTTGATGATACGGACGTGGGAACTTTCTGTATTGCGACTTCGAACTTTGTACGTCACTCCGACAGAAACCCCGAGACAAGAACCGCAAACCTCACTCCTTCTGTAACGCACAGTGAACAGAATGCGGGTAATGAATTGCTTATTAGTGACGCTTCGGGTACGGTCAATGGTGAGTTTGAAATTCCCAACAACTCCGCTATGCGTTTTGCAACGGGTACGAGAGAGTTTGCTCTCTATGACGTAAGTGTTCCTGATACGGATGCAGCCTTGTCTTTCGCTAAGACTAACTTCACATCTACAGGTGACATCGAACCCGTACAAGATATTATCCACAGTACTCGTGTTCTTGAAGTAACAGGAAGTACTTCTACTTCTGTGTCCAATAACACCGAGAGTGTTTTCTCGACAAGTACAGATGTGGCTATCGTGGAGTCTACTGCACAGGATGTTCAGACGAGTTCTACACAGACTGAGGTTGTACTCGGCCAAGAAACTAACTCAGAAGTTATTGATAGTCAGGCGATCAACGTCACAATCTTCCTACCACGTGACCCTCTGGCTCAGACTTTCTTTGTGGATGTGGATGCGCCTAATGGTGCATTCCTCACTAAAGTACGGGTATACTTTGCAACGAAGGATGATGAAGGTCTACCCGTAGAAATGCAAATCCGTCCTGTAATCAACGGTGTTCCAGCTTCTTCTGAGATTGTGCCTGGAAGTCGTAAGTTCCTGCAGGCTTCTGAGGTAACTGCGATCACTGACACCTACACAGACCCGACTATCGATGAGATGTTGGCAAACGGTACGGACTTTGAGTTCGACGAACCCATCTATCTGAAACCTCTTACAGAGTATGCAATCGTTCTGATGACACCTTCTATGAAGTACAGAACCTACATCTCTCGTGTTGAGGACTTTGTACTTGGTTCGACAGAAAGACGTATCTCTGAACAACCTTCATTGGCCTCTCTCTTCAAGTCTCAGAACTCTTTCCTTTGGGAACCTTCTCAGACAGAAGACTTGGCGTACAAGTTGTTCCGTGCAGACTTCCAGACTTCGGGTAATGTGTTCCTTGAGAACGTAAACCAAGACCCCGTAGTACTTGCGAAGAGCCCCTTTGTTGTACGTCAGGAGAATATTGATTCTGGTGATCCAGCCACAATTACTGTGATTCATAGAGGACACGGTTTACGTCAGGGAGACCTCACAACTATCACAGGTCTTGATTCCGATACCAGATACAATGGTGTACTTGGATCAAGTATTATTGGTCAGAGACAAGTAACTTCTGTAGACGGTACTGGTTATGAATTCCTTGCGGACAGTGATTTCACTATCGCAGCAAGGTTTGGTAACGGTAAGTGTAGTGGTAGTTTCCAACCGACATTCGACTTGGTATGGCCTTCTATTCAAACCATGAAGGTTCCGACTACAGACATCACATTCTCTGCTAAGTTTACTAGTAACTCTTCTCTAGTAGATTCGTCTTCGGGTAGATTTGTACAAGACTCTCA